AACTTGCTCACAAATATGCTATTGATATGATTTCAGTATTACAAGTTTATTTGCCTGCTGTATTAGATGGCATTGCTGCCGATTTAAGAATGAAGGCAGATGAAAAATATAAATGTGAATTGTTAAAAGGATCAGCAAATGCGTGTAATTGAAGTATTTAATGATACTATGAATTTTGTTTATGCCTTTATACCAAAGGATCTTTTTATTATTTTACTTTCAGTTTTAGTTATTTGTTTATATTATACAAATAAAAAAATAAAAGAGGAAAAGAAAGATGGCAACGAGTAAAAGTATTAGAATGAGCAAATTGAAACAAAAAATCAAAAGGCAATATTCTATTGCTAAAAAATATAAAACTACTTACAAAGACATCAAAAAATATTTTAAACAATTAAACAATTATATTTTTAATGGTAAACTATCTCCTTTTGGTGATGTTGAAATTAAAGACTTGACAAGAGACAAGTGCATAGGACAAGTTATTACTTTAGAGTGGAGAAGAAAAGGAACAAGATTATATAAACTTGAAATGTTACCAGAGTATAAAACAAAAAGAGATTTTTTAGACACATTAGTACACGAAATGGTACATTTATATCAAATGCAGAATTTAGGTGATACAGGCGCTCATAACGATTTATTTTGGTCCTTTGAACCTAGAGTTGAAAAGATAGGCTTAAGATTATAACACAGAAAGATATATGATGAAACAAGGTGAAGAAAAAAATCACATTGATGAGTGGTTAAAAAATCAAATAAGAAATGGTATCAATACTATAGATTACGTTTTACAGAATGGATCTAAAGATTGGAAACTTTACTATACTGGACATTTACACAAAGATATATTAGATAATTTTCCAGGCAGAACTAGTAAAAAAATATTTAAAGGTTATAGACAATACTTAGATAATAAAAATCTAGTCTTCATACAAAAGAAATTTGATGATGGTGGTTATGATTATTATGTAAAGAAGGTTAGTAATGCGATTTAATAAAGTACAAAAAGAAATATTAAAAGGTTTAATTAAAGGTAAAGGTTATTACAAAACACCTAAAGTACCTAAAGATAAAAATGATAAACTTTTAAATGACTTGTTACCTTTATACTTTAAAGACTTATTAATATTTCAAAGAGAATACAACATACCATTTATAGGTCCTGTAAATGCTCACAAGGTCACTCACAAATATTATGTAATTACAATGAATAAAAAAGTAGATTTAAAGTTATTAAAGTTAATTGCTAAGAAAGGTGTTTATGAAAACAATTAAACGTCAATTTCAAAAAATAATGTGGCTTATTTTAATTGTATTAGCAGCTTATGTGTTTGGTACGTTTACTCCTAATCCTTATGTATCTCATAAAATTAAATTAGAAGTAGAAACAAAATTTACAGATTGGGCAAACAATTTAGGATTACAAGAACCAGCATTTAATTATAACAATGATATGCAGTTTGTTCAGGCTGTTCGTAAGTGTGTTGATTGGGTAAACTTTGAAACGCCTAGAATGGAAAGAGTGCCTGTTGAAATGATAGTTGCAATGGCAGCATTAGAGTCTGGTTGGGGTACAAGTCGTTTTGCTTTAGAAGGAAATAACCTATTTGGTATACGAACTTATGATAAACAAGTACCACATATGTTATTAGAAGGTAGAACTACTTGGAAAGGTTGGGGCGTTAGAATATTTCCTACAAAATGTCAAGGTGTAAAATTTTTAGTTGAATTGTTAAACAATCATTATGCTTATGATGAGTTTAGATTTGAAAGAACTAAGTTACTAGTTATGGATAAACCATTAGATTCTAAGAAATTAATTTATACACTAAAAAGTTATTCAACAACACCTGATTATGCAGAAAGAGTTAATTATATAATTGATAAAATAAGAAAACAAGAACAACAATCAGGTGAAATACCTATTGAAGTAAAAACTGACTCTAAAGTTGAAAGTAAAAAATAATGACACTAATAGATGGCTTTAGTATATTAATAATTAACAACACTATTATATTAGTAGGGTTAACTACAATATTTTATTTCTATAATAAAATTAAAAAAAAAGAAAAGGAAAAAGAACAGTATGAAAAAGAAAAAAAAGAAGGTGCAAACCCCTATTGTTAGAAAGTGTGATTACGAAGATATGGCTGTTTGTATAAAAAGCGATCAAGTAAGACCTGCTGACGTAGCAAAATACTTTGAAGATAAGTCTTTTTACAGATACTATAAAAAGAATTGGTTAAACAAATAAATAGAAGTATGTTTTTAATACTTATAACCTTTCTATCAGCCATCAGTATTTCAATCATTGCTGCTGGTTACTCAATCATAGGATTAGCAACATTATTTGCTGGCGCTGCTATGCCAATTATTGCTATGGGTAGTGCATTAGAAATAGGTAAGTTAGTAGCCGCATCTTGGCTCTATAATAATTGGCGCTCAGATATGGTGCCAGCTACTTTAAAGGCATATCTGTTTAGTGCAATTATAGTTTTAGTATTCATTACATCTATGGGTATCTTTGGGTTTTTATCAAAGGCACACCTTGATCAAGTACAACCCACATCTGGTAACACAATAAAGATTAATGCAATAGATAATCAAATTAAAAGACAAGAAATTGTCATTGATCGAGCAGAAAAAACATTAACACAATTAGATAAGTCAATAGAAGTTTATTTAAACAATGAATATGCTACACGAGGATTAAAAGAAAGACAGAAACAAGAAGCAGAAAGAAACGAATTAAACACAGCAATTAAAAACGCAAGTGATGAGATTGCTAAACTATCTACAGAAAAGGCCAATCTACAATTAGCACAAGATAAGATAGAGGCCGAAGTAGGACCTATTAAATATGTTGCTGAACTTATATATGGTGATGACGCAAAAAGTCATTTTGATGAAGCGGTCAGAATTGTAATACTAATTTTAATATTTGTATTTGATCCACTTGCAGTATTACTTTTAATTGCAGCCAACATATCATTGAGACAATGGAGACTTAAAAGAAATTTAACAAAAGCAAAAGAAGAAAAAAGATTAGAAGACAAGTTGCAACGACTTGAAAAACAAAGTAAAGAACTAAAGAAAAAAGACCGTGACTTTAGAAAACTAGTTGAAAGAGACTTAGATTCGTTAGATCCAGATGAAATTAAGTTAAAATTAAATCAAATATACGATTGGAATGACAAAAAATAACGATATTTAACTGCTTGACTTTATGTACGGATTGATGTATAATTATTATAGAATGTTGACTAAAGAAGATATAGAAAGAATCTATAAACCAAAAGAAATCAAAAGAATAGACAACGCCAAAAAGGCTTGCAAAAATTCAACTTCAAATTGGGCCAAAAACTATTGGTTCAATGTGTTTGAAAAATTATGTAAGAAGTATGGTCGTATGGATATATACAGAAGGGATATACATTAAATGGTAAAAGATGATGGTAAAAAACATAAGTCTGGTATGGTTCATATTTCAATAGATGAGTATGAAGAATTAAGAGCAGGATCAAAAATGATTACTGATACAGATTTAATTAACGTAATTGATAAAATAGATGAATTATTAAGAGTATTAAAAAGAAGAATTAATAGAAGTAACATTTACACAGCTAGATAATGACAGAATTTAAACACGGCATATATAAAACATTACAAAAATTGCTTGGCACAAGTTTAGGCCGAACTGTTGTTTACACAATAGGTCACATTGTAATTGCTATGACTTGTAATCGAATAATTACAGGTGCAGATTGGGCTCTTGCTGGTGCAGACGCAATTATAGAACCATTAATTAATGGTGGTTGGTATTATGTTTTAGATAGAACTTGGAGTAAAAATGTTAAATGATTTGTACAAAATAATTAGACACATATTGCCAGAACTTTTTAATGAAGACAAAGCATTTAAGTCTATATTACCTAAAGTTACAAGATTTCAAATATTAACAATACTTGCTACAACTTGGGCATTTATATTTGCTCAAATGACTATGACATTTTTACATTATGGTATTACTTTAACAACTAGTATAATTGCTCACATATTAGTAATTGCTGGAATTATATTTACAAGAAAAAGTTTAGACACAAAGTGGAACTTTAATGATTATCACAGCGTGGGTAGACAAAGAGCATATACTTGGGCAAGAGATAAACAAGGCAATCCATACAAAGTACGATTAGATCCTAACGATCCAGGAGGTGAACACGAATGAACATATTTTATGTTGATAAAGATCCTGTAAAAGCTGCTCAAATGCTTTTAGATAAACACGTGGTCAAAATGATTTTAGAATCTGCTCAAATGCTTTGTACTGCTAAAAGAGTATTAGATGGTAAAGAATATTTTGATACTACTAAAAATGGCCGTAAGATTAAAAGATGGCGACTTGATAATCCAAACGAAGAAGCAATTATCTACAAAGCAGGCTGGTTAAATCATCCTAGTACACAATGGGTACTACAATCAGCATACAATTACGTATGGTTATACAAACATATGATGGCACTTAATGATGAATACAAAAGAAGATACAATCACACTAAAGACCATTTAACAATTCAAAAACTAGGTCAATTATTACAGACACCACCAAAGAATGCTAGAATTGATGTTATGGGTACAGATGCTACACCAGCAATGCCTGATGAATGTAAAGTACCAGGTGATGTTGTAGCAAGTTATCGCAAGTATTACATTATGAAAAAACAAAGATTTGCTACTTGGAAAGCACCTGCTAAAATGCCACAATGGTTTGCAGAAGGAATAAAAAATGAAGCCCAGAAAGAAATCTAATCCAATTGCAAAAGAAGTAAGAACTCCTAAGTACAAGACTAGAACTGTTAAACCTAAAAAAGGTAAAGGTAGTTTTAAAAGATTAAAAAATGTTATGACCGAAGATGAATGGGTAAATAATTTCGTAAAAGCATATAGAGAGACATTATGATATTTGAAGATGAATCAATAGTGATAAGTAGAGAACAATCAAAAAGAGCAAGAGACGAAAGATTGGCTTCAGAAAAACGTATGATTAGATTGTTTACAGCAACCGAAGAAGAAATTTTAAGACAAGGATTAAAAGAAACGGAAATAAATGGAAAAATGTAAAAACTGTAATTGCGAAGCTCATTGTCCAGAGCCTTGTTATGAATGTAAAAAATGTAAAAAATGTAACTGTTCAGTTTGTAATAAAAAAAGACCTGACGTTGAAATAGTACAATAAATAAAAATATGAATCATATAGCACAATTTATAAATCACAATATATTTTTCTTAAATGATATTCAAGTTGCTCATTGGCAAACTGAGTCATATGCTGAACACGAAGCTTTAGGAGAATTTTACACTAAATTTAATACTTTGAATGACCGATTTGTAGAAATCTATCAAGGTAACACAGGCACTAGAATTAAATATAGTCCAGATTATAAATCAAGCCTAACTAATTATTCTGATTTAAAAGAATTAACATCTATGATAAGACGATTTAAAGATGATCTTGCTTTGTTTAGTTTACAATTTAGTGAAGACGATAAAAATGGTCACTTCATAGATTTAGAAAGTGTATTAGAAGATATGATGGAAGCTGTTAGTGATGTATTATATCATCTATCTTTAAAATAATGCCATCATATTCATTTATTAATATCAAAACAAATAAAGAATGGGATGATATAATGACCATTGCTGAAATGGAAGAGTATCTATCTAAAAACCCACATATCAGACAAGTACCTAAAAGAATGAATATTGTTGCTGGTGTTTCAGGTATTACTTACAAAAATGATCAAGGATTTAAAGAAGTATTAAGTAAAATATCAGAAGCTCATCCACAAAGTGCATTAGCACAACAATATGGTAAAAAGTCAATAAAACAAGTGAAAACTGAACAGGTAATCAAAAAGCATCGTGCTAGACAAAAATCAAAAACTAAATAATATAGTAGAAAGCGAGCAACCGAAGAACAACGGTCGTATACCAGAGTCTAATAGGTCAATCCGCTTATTCTACAAACTTAGGGCAGGTCTTTCCTGCTTGAAACTCCTGCCCGCTTTTATAGTAGCAGGATTTACTTTAAGTGGGTGTTATGGCCCCACAATTGCAACTTTAGGTCCTATTAATATTACACAATCGGACCTAGTTACAACACCAACAAAAATAATAATCAAACAGAATAAGGAGCAAAACAATGGCAGATGACATACCAGATTTTATGCGTGAGTTTGATACCACAGTAGATTATGGTTTTACTCCTGTCTCTACAAAACCAGCTGAAACAACATCAACACCTACTGTTGATCCTTCAGTAATAGAAAATACAAATTTAGAAATATCAAAAGTAAAATCAGATGTTTCTTCAATCAAATCAATGATGAATGAAATTATGCAAATTGTATCTGAACGTGAAACGGTTAATAAAGAGATACAGGACGCTGATGTTCAAAATAGATTTAAAGAGATTGAAAAGATTGTGTTACCTTTTTTGTACAATCTTTCAAAGTCTAATGAACCTTACATACATTGGCCAAATAGAGGACCAATCATTAAGGCTCAAATGGACAAATTACTAAAACTAACAAGGGGATAATATGGCACAAATTAAATCACATCACAAAGATTTAAAAAGAGCAGTAAATGAAGCTGAAAATACAAGACAAGTTGATAGGTCTTTTAAAAGTTGGTATGATATGAAAACCCTAAAAAAGATAAAACTATTAGCAAAGGATAAATTATATGCGCTTAAGCAAAAACTTCACTCTTAAAGAACTAATAAAGAGCGATACGGCTGTTCGTAAAGGTATAAACAATAACCCAAGCGAAGACCATATAAACAACCTAGAGCGTTTAGCAACTAATATATTGCAACCAGTAAGAGACCATTTTGCAAAAGTTGTATCTATATCCAGTGGGTATAGATCAGTAGAATTGTGTTTAGAAATAGGTTCAAGTATTAATTCACAGCACGCTTCAGGCCAGGCTGCCGACTTTGAAATATTTGGAGTATCAAATAAAGAAGTTGCAGATTGGATTGTAGATAATTTAAATTTTGATCAATGTATATTGGAGTTTTGGAATCCAGAAGAACCAAATAGTGGTTGGGTTCATTGCTCATACAAAACAGATGAAGACAATAGACGAGAATATTTGAGAGCTTTTAAAGATAGCAATGGTAAAACTGTTTATCAAAAAGAATATACTAAGTCTAAAGGACCATCAAAAGAAGATGTAAATAATTCTTTGATGTAAAGACTTGACAAATACTTTATATTATGATATAATGAATATATAAAATTATTAATTAAAAAGAAGGCATATTATGGCATACAATCACGTGAAATTAGAAGAATCGGTATTACCCAAAAGTTTGGGTGTGAAAGGTAAAAACCAAGATGGTGTAAGATATTATACTATTGATGGTGTCAATATGCCTTCAGTTACTTCCATATTAGGTTCAATACCTGAAAGACAACAAAAGATATTGGCTTGGAGAAATAGTGTTGGTGAAAAAATGGCTAACTTTATTTCTGTTACTTCTACTAATAGAGGTAAAACTACACACACACTTATAGAAAATCATTTAAAGAACGAAGATGAAAAGAACATAGGCATAACTGCTGTTACAGCGTTAGGTCTTTTTAGAATTATCAAACCATATCTTGCCAGAATAGATAATATACATTGCTTAGAAGAATATCTGTACTCTAAAGAATTAGGTGTTGCAGGTCAAGTAGATTGTATTGCTGAATACAAAGGTAAACTATCTGTAGTTGATTTTAAAACATCTACAAAAAAACGAGACGCAGATTATAACTATGGTAACTTTTTACAAACTTCAGCATATGCTAAAATGTTTGAAGAATTATATCCTAGTAAGAAGATAGAACAAACTGTTATCTTGGCTGCTTGTGAAGATGGTTTTGTACAAGAATGGATACACGGTGAAGATAAAATAAAAGAACACCAAGAGTTGTTCTACAAACACGCTAAAGATTTCTTTGATAGACACAGTAACTTGAATAAATAGTTATAAAGTCAAAAGTCTGATTCAATTAAAAAGGTGATTTATTAGTCCTGCTTGCGACCTCAAACAGCTAAAGGGAAGTATGAAAAA